CGGTACGTCGGTCAGCGATGAGGGCAATGCGCCTTCCGCAATCGTCGCGCCGATGGAGGATGCGGCGGAGCCGTTGGAGGTGCTGCCTGCTCCTGCGCCTGCGACTGCGACTGCGCCTGCGCCTGCGACTGCGCCTGCGCCTGCGACTGCGCCCATTACCTACGCTTCGGTAGCGGCAGCAGCAGTCACAGCAGTCGCAGTGCCCGTGACAGCATAAAACAACAAAACCATAAAATAAATAATAATAATAAAAATAAATGTAAAACTAATAATTTTTTGGTAAATTGAAAAAGGCTTTTTCGCCCTTTAGGTTAAATCTAAATATTCAAACGATTCATCTATTGTAGAATAAAATGTGTGGAATCTGGGCAATTTTTGGTAATGAACTCCTCTCTGTTGAGGAACGAATTTGTCTAGTTGAGCGGCTTCTCAATCGCGGACCCGAATTAAAAGCACTGCAAGATATTTCCGGCACGAATATTACGCTCGGTTTCACACGCCTCGCAATTAATGGTTTAACGCCCGCCGGCAATCAGCCTTTTTCTAACGGCGATTCCTGGGTTATCTGTAATGGTGAAATCTACAATTTCAAAGAACTCGCGACACGTTGGAATATTCCGCTCGCCGAGGGTACGAGCGATTGCGCTGTTCTATTACCCCTTCTCGCAAATATGACAGTCACCGAATTATGCAGAACTCTTGACGGTGTGTTTGCTTTTGTAATCGTCGATGCGCCGCGCAAACAGATAATCGTAGCAAGAGACCCCTACGGCGTACGCCCACTCTTTCAAGGTCGTCTTGGCGCATCTACCGTTTTTTCTTCAGAACTCAAAGGTCTTCCAAACGCATGTAGAGATGTCAAACCGTTTCCACCCGGAACATGGTCCACATATTCCGTAGAAACGGGTGAACTTCTTGAATCGCAAACATATCATAGTTACCAACACGTCAAAATGGATGCATGTAGGGAATACGAATGTGCGAAACATGTACTACGCGCTTCGCTACTTTCCGCAGTCAGGAAACGCCTACTCAGCGATAGACCGATTGGTGCTCTTCTCAGTGGTGGTGTCGATAGTAGTTTGATTGCGGCTATCGCAGCGCGCGAATTGAATCGTTACGGTAAGAAACTCCATACATTCAGTATCGGTATGCCTGGTTCTACTGATTTGGATTATGCGCGAAAAGTCGCTGACCACATCGGTTCTATTCACCATCCGGTCATTGTAACACCTGAAGATTTTCTGAAAGCCATTTCCCATGTGATTCACGATATTGAATCCTATGATATTACATCTGTACGCGCATCAGTTGGTAATTGGCTAATCGGTAAATACATTCGTGAAAATACCGATATTAAGGTCGTGTTTAACGGCGATGGCGCAGATGAAATTGGCGGTGGATATTTATATTTCAATGCGGCGCCGTCTGATGAAGCCTTTGAAACGGAGATTGAACGACTTCTTTCGGAAATCCATATGTATGATGTTTTACGGTCCGATCGGTCTATGGCGTCCCACGGTTTAGAAGCCCGTACGCCGTTTCTTGATAAAAATGTCGTAGCAACCTGGCTCGCTATTCCTACACGATTTCGGCGCCCTATTCCAGGAAAACAGCAAGAAAAACTAATTTTACGCGAAGCATTTGAACTTGACAGACTTATCCCAGACGAGGTGCTCTTTCGTAAAAAAGAGGCGTTCAGTGACGGTGTAAGTAGTAGAGAGGACTCGTGGTATAAACGATGTGCGGAATTTGCTAAAACACGCGATGTTCGTTTTGATTCGGAATTATACAAAGACGCACATAATCCCCCGCTTACGGAAGAAGCGTTTTTCTATCGTAGTGAATTTGAAGCGAATTATCCTGCGGCGTGGGCAACCGTAATACCACGTATGTGGTTACCACGATGGATTGCGGGAGCGACGGATCCAAGTGCACGAACGCTCGGTAGTTTGTATGCGTAACTTCAAGGGAGAAATATCCCCCTTTACACTAGGGCTGGATAGCTCCAATTAATACTATACGATTAATTAGTATCATAAACAGAAATGTAATTTATGTTTATACTATGTGAATGATACTAATCTATATTCATAGATTTCATGGGAGGGGGTACTGCGCACTACGTAGTAGCGATGAAAGGGGGAGATATCCTCCTTTACTTTACACTTGACCCTATTACACCATTTTTCATTTAGACTGCCGGTCATTTCATTCCGGCAGTCTAAATGAAAAAAGGTGTAAAAATGTTATCTTTAATAGATAGATAGACATGTTCAGTTATATGATGACAGCATTCACCGCTCTGCTTTTTGTATTCCTAACTCCCGGAATTTTTGTCACTTTTCCGTCTAAGGGTTCTAAATGGGTTGTTGCGCTCGTCCATGGTATTCTATTTGCGTTAATTTACCACGTTACACATAAAGCCGTATGGCACTATTTCATGGGATCGTCCGAGCATTTTGCTGTGAGTAAAATGGCAAAGGATAAAGTTACAGATGATTTTGATAGAAGCTTATATACTATTAAACAAATTACTAAATTAGCTGAAAAAATAGAAAAGGAAGCTACTGATAAAACTATTGATTCGCAAGCAAAAGAAATTTATGGACGTGCGGAAAATGCATATAAATGGACGAGCGAAGCTAAAAAAGCGTATATAAAAGCAAAACAAACCGCGATAGCGCAGGCGAAAAAAGCGAACGACGCAAAAGCGCATGCGACAAAATCTATAAATAAATAAATAAACCATACTGAGGTTTGGAGTAAAGGGGGATATCTCCCCCTTTCGTCGCTGCGCACTTCGTAATCGCGCGAAAGGATATATCTCCTTTCGTTAAAGCAGACGAAGTAAGTCAAAAAACGCCTACAAAACTATACTCAATTAGCAAGGAATGGCGGCAACACCCGCAACGAATCTAACGATTGTAAGTTCCGGTATTCAAGATACCCGATTACAACCAACCAAAGGAAACCCAGATATCGCACAATTTCTAAAAGTCTACCAAAAAACGACACGTTGGTCAGCACAATGGAATCGTATTGAATTTGACGGTTCAGCGGAATTTGGACAACGTGTATCTCTTACAATTCCTCCTCTTGCTGAACTCGTTTCTGGATTCAATATCGTCGTTACAATGCCCGATATTTTAACGACGCAACTCGCCGCGATTCGCGATGCAAGTGGTACAGATTTACAGAATCGTGGTAACTTCCTCGGTCCGCTTTACGGATGGACGAATAGTCTCGGACACGCTCTTATTCAACAAATTGACCTTGAGATTGGAGGCGCAATTGTTGAATCACTCACGGGTCAGCAACTTGAAATATTAGATGAATTGTATGAAACTCTGGAATCCTCTATCGCAAAAGACGCAATGATAAAACGAGCGCCGAACGGATTTACATCTCAAACATTTCTATCTACGAATACAACTGTCTATGTACCAATACCGTTTTGGTTTTCTAGACCCGGTATTTACAGCCACGCATTGCCGATTGATGCTCTTCGTTCAGACCGTGTTCGTATTCACGTGACATTTCGTCCAATTACGCAACTTTTTTATACGGATGCACGCGTTGATTCAAGAACCGTGGGATATCGTCCTGGTGTTGATAGCGAGAATGGTACTATGTGGTCTATTATCGAGGGTCGCTTTTGGCGACAAAATGCACAGGCAACGGGCAGGGTGTATTCCATGAATGCGACAATTCCAACTATCGGTGTATCCGGCGAACTTATCCCTTATCGACAATTTCCATCGCGATTTACACCCCAGGATGCCTACGCACTTATTGAATATATTTCTTTAGAAGAATTTGAAGCCCTACGCTTTCGGAGTGCTGAATTAACCTATCATGTTGAACAACATTATGCGGTTCCTGTTGAACAGAGTCTAGGGCAAACGGAGGCACGTATTGTAATACCCTATACCAATCCGACAAAAGAGATACATTGGGTATTACAACGTCCTGAAGCTGAACTATACAATGCGTGGTTTCTTTTTACACGGGATTTAGCGCCCGCTATGACGAAAAATATATGTAATATTCCCTGGTGGTCTGATGCACAATTAGAACCATCCGAGGATACACACTGGGCAGTTGTACCTGCGTTTCAAAACGCATACTCGGAACCGCTCCACGGCGCAACGCTTCTCTACAATTCGTATGAACGCTATATTCACGAAGGCGGTTCCTTCTTCCGTTCAGTCATTCCTGCGCTCTACTACGAAAAAACAGCGATTCGTAATCGCTATATTTATGCTTACAATTTCGGGCAACGTGGCGAACGTTTGAAATACGGAGCAACGGGTGCGGCAAATTGGGATAAAATACCGCGTAAAGAACTTTTCTTAACATTGAATCGCGGGCGTGGTGGTATTGCTCCACCGAATATGAATCTATATATCTATACGACGATATGGAATGTTTTTAAGGTGTTTGGAGGACGCGGAGGTATGTTATTCTCCAATTAAAGCGTGCGTGTTTGAAATGTATAACACTATCTATGCTCTTTTTACTACCAAGATTCTCTCTATTATATATTGTACTACGTTACGGAAATGAGCGAACGCAAGTACCGCTCATTTGTACACTTACATATTCGTTTCATGTGTTATATAGCATATGCGGATTGAGTTTATTCGATTCGTGTATGCTTATTTTCCTGTTGTTTGAATTGCTGCTACGTCTAATTTTCCTTGGGTTGCTCGCTGGACTATAAACGCGATTTTCGCAACGTTATTTCTAAGGGTTTATCTGCACGCTTAGGTATAACTACATCTGCCATACGACCAAACCGCCGAAACGATATAGTTCCACTCCATATCGTTCCGTCGCTTACATACGCATTTAAATGCGCGCGCAACTCCGCAACTTCAGGTGAATCCAGAGGAATATCTAGGGTTTTGAATTTATTCAGAATTGTCACAACCTCTTTCACACGTTCTTCTTTTGGTTTTTCACTTGTCATCTTTACTTTGTAATTATTGTTTTATTTGTGGTCGGCTTTAATTGAAAGGGAGGAATATCCCTTTTAGTGTGTGCTTGGGGTTTTCGGTTATTGTTCGGTTTTTGACCATGCGCTGGTTTCCTTGTATTTGTTTGCGCAACGGTCGTTGTAAATGTATTCCGAATCATTCGTTGTGGCGAACGACCACGTACTGGTTGGTCGCCCATACATTTGAGAAGACCTGTAGGCATACGAATCGCTAAATCTTCACATACACCCTGAATATATTTCCAAGTACCTATAATTTCACAGACATTGCCGCAATACCCGTAAGGCATCGGATGGACTTCATCACTCCATACATCATCCACTATCGGTGGTGGTAATGAATCAGGTTCTGTATCAATAGATTCCATTAAAATATTACAGTCATCACTGAACACTTGCGTGCGTGTTTCAACCAACCATTCGTCTGTATCAATTCGTAATACTCCCCACAATGCACCCCAACGATATGTACGACGCGTAACAGACTTTACAACGGATTTATTCACAGAATCAAGGAGTCGTTTTGGCACATCGCCACCAATCGTTAACCTGTACATCTTACAATCTTTATTGGTTGTTTTATTTAGGCGGCGACTGCGACTGCGACTGCGACTGCGACTGCGACTGCGACTGCGACTGCGACTGCGACTGCGAATGCGACTGCGACTGCGACTGCGACTGCGACTGCGACTGCGACTTGATTATTATTTCGCATTGTGGGTCATTGATGATTTC